CTCCCGCTGACGGGAGGCCGCGATGCCGATACCGTGCCAGGGTTTCACGTTTACGTGGGGCGGTGCGACGCTGTCTGAAGTGCAGGAGTTGGAGGTCAACCTCCAACGCGACCTGCCGCTCGGCCGCTCGACTACGTGGACGCCGAAGCTCGGCGACGTGAAGCTCGTCGGCCTGTCTATCGCCAATCTGCCGACGAGCGAGTACGGCAAGCGGAAGCGGCTCGTCATCAACGCCCCTGCCGCGACTGTTCGCCGCACACCTGCGATTGGCGGCTCGACGGCTCTTAACACGCCAGCCGTCACGCTGTGCGACGTGGACTGCATCTACAAGGGCGTGACCATCAGTGGAACTACGAACGGCGTCGTGAAGTTTGCCCATGCTTTTACAGTGATGGACACGGTCGGCGCACCGACCAATCCATAGGAGTGAATCGACATGGCACTGACGGCAGAGCAGATCCTCGCGGCGGACGATATGGGGCTCAAGAAGGTGGCCGTTCCCGAGTGGGGCGGTGACGTTCACATCCGCGTAATGAGCGTGGGCGAGCGGGACAACTACGAGCGGCTGTGGATGGGCAAGCGGGAAACGGGCGTGGAGAACTTCCGCACGGAGTACCTCGCCCGCGTCCTGTGCGACGAGAAGGGGGATTTGCTCTTTTCGCGTGAGCAGGTGGCCGCGTTGGCGAAGAAGTCGGGGGCGGTGATGGGTCGCCTGTTTGACGAGGCGATGAAGCACAACCGGATGACCGAGGAGGATGTTGAGCAACTGGGAAAATCCTGAACGCGAGCCCGACGCGGCGATTCATCGTCGCGTTGTCTCGTGAACTCAAGATGACCCAGGGTGAGTTATGCCGCCGGATGACTTCGGCAGAGTTGTCGGAACACATCGCCTATACGCGGTGGTTCTCGGCTCTGCCGGATTCATGGCGGCAAACGGGATTGTTGGCAGCGGTGGCCCTGGCACCGCATACGGAGAAAGGCAAGCGGCCGAAGCCCGACGATTTCGTGCCGGTGGATAAGCCGCCGCAGCATGAATCGCAGGACATCGCCGCGTTGATGGAACTTCGCAAAGCCTTCGGGCTGGGCGACACGGAACTACCCGATGGCTAACGTCCTCTCACTCGCGCTCAAAATCAACGCCGACGCATCAGGCTTGAAGCTCGATCCGGTGTCGAAGGCGTTGCGTCAGTTGGGTGAAGAGACCGACCGCGTCTCGGGCATCTTCGACAAGTTCACGTCCACGAGCGAGGCGGCGGCTCGAGCCCAGGCGGCCACCGAGCAATCGCTGAATGACCTCATCGCCGCCCGCAAGGCGGGGACGATTGGGGTCGAGGAGTTTGCGGAGAGTTTTGCGGCCATTGAAAAGGCGGCCCAGCAAGAAGCCGCAGCCCTCCAGCGTGCCGCTCAAATCACCGAGCAAAACCTGACGCCGCTCCAGCGGTATGACGCTGCCCTCGCGGAGCTTGACGCCCAACTCCAGGCGGGCCGCATCTCGCAGGAGACGTACGCGCGAGCGACGGAGAAGGCCGCCAAGGGGCTGACTGACGCCGAGCGTGCGGCTCGCGGGCTCGAAGTGGCGACGGAGAAGATTGACGATAACGCGGCCAAAACGACGCTTCAGTTCAACGAACTCTCGGGCATCTTCGCTGCCTTGCCCGGCCCGATTGGCAACGTCGCCGGGCGTGTGTCTGGGCTCGCGTCGGCTGGTGAGGGGCTGTCTCGCATCTTCGCCGGTGGCTTGCGTGACGGCATTGGTTCGCTTGTCTCATCGGTGACTGCCCTTATCAACCCGTTCACGGCTGCGACTGCTGGCGTGGCCGCGTTCGGTGCCGCCGCAACTGCTGTGCTGCAAGGGCTGACGGCACTTGAGGACCGCGTTGAAAAGTTGGGCAACACGGCTGACAAGTTGGGCGTGTCGTTCGGCTTCATTCAGGTTCTCGACGAAGCGGCACGCCGCAGCGGGACAAGCATCGAAGCAGTGAGTGCGGCTTTCGGGAGGCTGCAAAAGTCGGTCCTTGGCGTAGACGAAGAGAGCCGGGCGGCGCAAAAAGCGTTGTCAGAGATTGGCGTCACCGCAGAGGAACTTCAGCGGCTCAATCCCCAGGAGCAATACCTGCTCATCGGGCGGCGTATTGGCGAGATTGAAGACCCTGCCCGCAGGACCGCAACGGCTGTCGCGTTGTTCGGCAAAGCCGGTGCGGACCTGATTCCGTTCTTCAACAATGTTGGCGGCGCGGCAGACGACATTGAGCGGTTCGGCAAGGCACTGTCCGACCTGCAGCGGCAGGACATCGACCAGTTCGGTGCGTCTATGGACCGTCTCGGCGTCGCAACCCGCAGCGCGAGCGAGCAGTTGCTTTCGCGGTTCGCTCCAGCCGCAACCCGCACCGCAGAGGCGGCGTCAACTGTTGCTGGCGTTGTCGCTCGCAATTCAGACACCATCGCCAACTCTGTAGCCTCGACGATTGACGGCATGACTGGCGGGACGTTGACAGTTGTGGGTCTTGCGACACGAGCCATCACGGCGTTTGGAGGAGCGGCTGACGAGGCGAGCAAGGCTGCGGAGTCTGCGGCGAGCATCAGCGAGAGCGTCACGGGCATCACTGAGGAAGACGCCAAGCAGGCGGCCGAGCGGGACAAGTTCCTCCAGGGCTTCAAGGACCAAGTAAGTTCAGCCATCGACGAGTCGGCGAAGTTCGGCAAGGCCGGATTCGATGCCGCCCTGCAATACCAGACATCCATTGAAGAACTGCAGCGGCAGTTCGACAAGGGCATCCTCAACGAAGCGGCATTCAAGCGTGCGGCCGAAGAGGCGAAGCAAGCCTACGGCGAGCAGATGGACGCCATCAAGCAAGCCGCCGCCGAGACCGAAGCCGTCACGAAGCGGGTCGATGCAATTCTTGCCAAGGCAACCGAGTTGCCGCAGGTGCAGCAAGACCTCAACGCGGTGGAGGCTGAGATTGCCCGTGTCGAGGCGGCACTGGCGACGGCTCGGGCCGCAAGCCAGGACGAACAAGCCAACGCTCTCGCGTCCCGGCTGGCGAAACTAGACCAACTCCAGGCCGGGCTTGAACAGCAAGCCGAAGAGGCGGCGGCAGGATTCACCCAAGGCTTCGACGCCGCGTTTGCCAACGTGGACAAGGGCATCGGGTCGCTCATCAACAAGGCGTCAGAGTTTGGGCAGGAGGGATTCGACGCCGCCTTGAAGCTGCAAGAAGGCATCGCCGCTGCACAGCGTCAGGTGAAGGACGGCATCCTGACCAAGGAAGCGTTCGACAACGAAGTCGCGCGGCAGAAGAAGCTACTCGAAGACCGCGTCAAGGGATTGGAAGAAGCCGCAAAAGACGCGGCAAAACTCGCGGAGCAGATTGCCGACAAGGAAGCCGCCCTGCGGGACCGCCAGCACGAGCTCGAACTAGAGCGTGCCAACGAACTGGCGAACATCCGCACGGGCTCGGTGCAAATCAACGACCTCCGCAGCGGTGGCATCTCGCAGTTCTTTGAGACGCTGCAAGAAGACCCGGCGATTGCCGAGGCGAAGAAGCAGCGGGCCGAGCTGGAGAAGATCCGCAAAGAGATCGCCAAGCTGAACGCCGAGCGTGTTGACATCCTCGCGGGGACGGGCTGACCATGGCTGTGATTGCGTGGCGAGAACTGGCGCGGACCGCATCGCATCTCATCGGCGAGTCGCCGAAGTTTGAGCGGCGTTGGGTCACGACGCTCGACAACCCGGATACGAATGCCACCGACATCATTGTCGCTGTCGGTGCGATTCACTATTCGCCGCATCCCGAGTATGCGTTCGCCCGGCTGAACAATGTCGAGGTGAACGAGGCGTATGACGGCAACCGCTACTGGACCGAGGTTGTCGCTCAGTACGAAGTGCCGCAAAGCGAATGGAAAGACGCCAACCTCCTGCCATGGGAGCGGCCCGACGTTTGGAAGTTTCAGACACAAGGCGTCGCTGTGCCAGCGTTGACATGGATTGACGGCAGCACGACGAAGCCGCTGACGAACTCCGCTGGCGATTTCTTTGAGGGCGTCACTGTTGACGAGGCCCAACAGAAAATCACTATCACGGGGAATCGCCAATCGTTTCCGTCCGCGACGGCTGCGGCGGTGACGAACTGCGTGAATGATTCGTCGTATCTTGGCTTCGGCACCGACTGCGTGAAAGTGCAGGGCATCAGTGCCGAGTCGGCGGTCGAGGTGGTCGATGATGTCGAATACCCCTATTGGAAAATCACTGCCGAGCTACTGTGCCGGCAGACCGGATGGAACCTGCTCTTGCCTGACGTTGGCTTCAACTTCATCGAAGGCGGCACGAAGAAGCGAGCGACGGTTGAGGGACCGGACGGCGAAGAGATTGCGTCCGCGAATCCGATTGCCCTGAATGGCAGCGGTGGCAAGCAAACAGGCAGTTCGCTCCCGGCGATTCTGACGCGCCGCGTTTACAAGCGGATTACGATGTCAACCTACTTCGGCACGCCGCCGTCGTGAGAGGGGTATGTCATGTCCACTGCTCGCGTTGACTTCACCCGCGGCGCGGCCGAGCGGATTGCTCGCGTCGTGCGGATTGTCGAGCAGGCGACCGCAATCAGAGCGGGCCGACGTGGGGGAGTGTTCACGAGACGATGCCCGCTGGGCTCAAGCTCGCCACGTTCACGGGCGACTGGGCAATCAACACGTACAAGACGGTCACGCTCTACGGCGTCACCAGCACGCCGAACACGGCGAGCGTCTTGAACCTCTGCACGCCAGCGGTCGGATTCAAAACGGCACAGACATCCGAGACGCGGTTCGTCATCTTCGGCAAAGTGAAATACACGACCGACCCGGTGGTGGTGGAGCTTCAAGCCGCGCCGACAAATACGTCATGCGTGCTGACGCTTGGCGGCGTGTCACTGACTTCGATTGCCAGCTACTCAAGCGCCGAGATTCAGCTGCTCGGCCACAACACGACAGGCCCGTGCCTGGAGTGGTACAGCATCTCCACCTGCGGTACGGCAACGTCGAGCCCATGACGCTCATCACCTTCCAAGACGGCAAGCCAGTCCTGCGTGGCGGCAAGGTCGGCACCGGGCAGGCGTGCTGCGGAAGCTGCGGCTGCGGCCGGTGCGTCGTCGACGGCCAG